TTCTTCAATACAAGATTCTACATCAGGGAACCCAGATTCGGACCCAACCTCAATATCTAAAGTTACAAGTTTGATTTTACTGATATCAAACTTAATCTCATCTTCAGGATACTTTTCTGAAATATATTGATAGACATAACGATCATTCCCGTAGATGTCAAATCCATCTACATTCTCATATTTTTTATAAAACTCACGACAATCTCTAACTGTCCCTGGTCTTATTGGTTCTACATTCTCTCCACTTAAATTTTTATACTTTGATTCCTTTTTACTATTTACATATAATGTTGGGAAGAACTCATCTCTGTTTTCAAATCTTTTACCATTCTCTACACCACGAACCAGAAACTGATTCCCTATCAATTGAACATTAGTATAAAAGGTTTGATTCATTCTTTGGTAAGATCCTGGTATTTTTCAAGAAGTGTTGGCGTGGGATTTACAAGTGTTAGAATTTTTTCAGAACTCATCATACAAGTATCCTCTTTTGTATATCCCATTAAAAATGGTTCTAAAGTTTGATCTTTAGATACTACAAATGGTTTTACTAACTTACAATCTGGTTCTCCAATATCGGCACCAACCTCCTCAATCTGTGAGACCAATATCTGATTGTTCGTCAGAACTAATACTTTGATTGTCTTTTCCATAGTTTACAACATCATCAATATACATTTGTTTTAATTTTTCTGTTGGGTTTACAATTGTAACAACCCAATCAGCAGGAACAGGGATTTCTTCATCAGTAGTCAAAGGCATCCAGGGATGAAGTTGAACTTGATATCCCATTTTTTGAGCACCTTTATCTTTATTTTCTTCAGTGAGAAGATTTGGAGATATCATTTTTACAATGCAAGGTCGGTTTAGATAATATCCGATGACTCGTTTATCTTCATCTTCACCAAAAACCATTTCCTTAATATCTGAGATTAAGTCTTCTCCTGACTTAAGCAGCAAAAGTTTTACAGTCATTTTACCTCCATACGTATGAGTATTATAACAGAAAAAAAAGGAGGAGTCAATCTGGATTTTGCCAGATGCTCCTCGCGGCAACGATAATTATGGGGTAGCCTCAAGTATTTATAGGTAAGTTTTTCGTGTGTGATGTTCTGGGACAATCTTACCTAATCGAATGGTAAGTAGTCCATCTTCAAAGATGACTTCTCGGACTTCTGTGTCATCGGTAAGAGTCCATGCCCGTTTAAAACTTCGTTGAGCCAGACCCTTGTGGACAAACGTCCTGTCCGATTCTGTATCTGATTTTTGTCCCTCGACAAAAAGTTTTCCATGCTCTGTGAAGACATTGACTTCCTCCTTTCCAAATCCAGCAAGTGCAATCTCTAAAAGAGACTCTACATTATTTACCTGAATAAGATTATAAGGTGGATAATTATTTGTAGTTTCATGAAGATTAAAAAGACGATCAAAATATTCGTCCATTCCAATACTATTGCGAGTAATCTTATCTAACAAGGTAGGTAGATCCGCAGCAGTGTAACGTGCAAGGTTAGTCATTATGGTAGCTCCTTAAAAAGCGAGTTTGTGTTTTGTAGACCCCGAAGGCATCCGATACTAATTATAACACTTTTACAAAAAAAGGGAGTGTGGAACTCCCTACTTTATTATTCTGTTTCTACTGCTTTGGTTTTCTTACCAATGTTGTATTTCTGTTCTAAAATCCATTCACCCTTTTCTTTAAAGGGAAGAACTTTAATTTGATTAAGTGGTGCAATATCAAGGACAGAATCTTCTTTAACAATCGCAATCAGTCCCCAATCTGCAAGAAGACGAACAATACGATTCCTTCTCTGAACATCATTTACAGTCAGATTTGCGTGTTTACCATCAAGGGCAAATAGTTCTTTAAAGTGAGTGATATAATATCTACCCTGCTTATGAAGAATGTGAGCACTCTGATAGAGTTTTTTCTCCTTTCTCGATGCAACTCCGATGCGAGTGAGAGTTTCTCTTACCTTAAGAAAATCATCTGGTTCGTTTAAGGTGACTTCGACCATCATGTCGGGAGTCCAATTTACTTGTGGTTCAATTGTTTGGTTAATCATTTCATTCCGCCAGTTTCAAGTCGTTTTTTTATAAAGTCAATATGGGATTTA